TCTAAATCGTTCCGTCTCGGATGGTCAGTCCCTCACATTGCCAAGAGGATGATTGCGGCGACGAAAGCCGCGATGCAGATGGCTTCAAAGGCGTCTTGGATTAGATCGCGAAACATGGTGTCCTCCCCTTATGCGGCGTTGCGGATTACGAAACCGGAAGTGTCGCGCTTTGCCTTCCGGCCTTTCGGCGTCAAGCCGACAATGACGCCGCGCGGGTCCAGATGACGCAGATCGTGTTCATCGCCATTGATGACGGGGAGCGCATTCCATTCATGCGGCACTGTATGGAAGACGATGGCGGCGTTGCCGCGCTTTTCGCGCACAAGCCGGATCACGTCGTCGTCATTGTGTTCATGCCGCGAAAGCGTGAGAGAGTAGTTTTCCGGCAAGGCGCGCTCGAAACGCCGCGCGTTCTTGGTGTAGTCCACAAATTGGATTTCAGGAAACGCGAGCATGAGATTGCGGTAGGGCTTGCCGTCTCGGACGCACACAATCCCTTCCCATGCGATATCGGTTGACCCGTTCATGCGAACGGCAAGGCGCAAGCCCATGCGTTCGGCTTTGGCGATGCCAAGTTCGATAGATCGGACAACGTCTCGCATGTATGCTACACGGTCGCGCATGAAACGCCGCGCCTTGTCGATTCGAGATTGACGCACGCTATTAAGCGCGGTTTCGGTCGCCACCATGCCGGCTTGGCCACTATGCCAGCCAAGACAAAGCGCCTTGCATCCCGCGCTAGCGTCGGGGCAAAGATTGCCGACGCCGGCAAGGTCGGCCGGAGCCATGTAATGGATGGCATTGAGCCAGCCGAACCCGATGCTCTTGATCGCTTTCGGGCTGTCAAAGGAAAAGATGCGGTTTTGCATTGTCGTCTCTCCCGTGTTGGCGTGTTCGCCGTGTTGATGGAACAAATATGTAGCATGTCCGATCCGGTGTCAACAAAAAAGTTCCATCTTTTTGCAGCTTCATCCCTGCGATAGGATAAGCCTATGAAAAAGCACGCACAAATTGAAGACGGCCAGAACATGGACCTCCGTTCGTGGTCAGTCCTCCCGGCCAGATGGACAACCGACAAGCGCCTTGCACCGAATGATGTGCGCGTCCTAGGCGCGCTTGGCTTGTACACCAACCAAGTCGGTGTTTGCTGGCCCACCTATGAGACGCTGCAACGCTTCACGAAGCTGTCTCGCAATGCCGTGATGGCCGCGATCAAGCGCTTGGAGGAGATGGGATACGTTCGCCCGCTCAAGCCTGAGTACTGGCCGGGGCAGAAGAGCAAGTGGCTCACCAATCGCTATCAAGTGCTTTGGCGTGGCGATGATCCGCTTCCGAGATGGGAGGAACTTCGCGACGCAACCACGATCAATCTCGGCCAAGACCCTGACAGCGACAGCGCAGACCGGGCGGAGATCGCAGCAACAGTCGGAGCACCAGCGCCGGAGAGGACGCATACAGACAGGGAGCTTGAGGGTGTAGCTGCAGCTTGGAATAGAGCGTTGGGGAAGTACGGTGCATTCGCTGATACATCGCTCGCAGTCCTAGACGCACCCTCGTTCATCGCATCGCTGGATCCATCGCAACCGCTCGAGCCTCAGATGGTCACCCGCCTAGAGCGGTACCATGCATCGCGCGGCTCAATACCTTCGAGGCTCAGTCAGCTCGTATGACTACGCACGCTCACGCGCCCACGCGCGGGCACCCCTTGCCCCCCCGGCCCTGCGCCTACTGGGCGGGGTATATCCCTAAACTTTTTTTCGGAATCCCATGACCATCTCAGCCGTGCTTGGCTCGATGGTTCAGCAGCTACCCCTCGGCAGCCCCTTTGCGTTGGATCGGGTTGGCGCAGATCAGCGAGCCATCTATCAACCGCTCGGATGTTCTGTTAGTGTCTGCGCTCTCCCCCTCACCCCCTCTTTTGGCCGAATCACTTTTTTTGTCAAGATAGGGAAAGGTCGTAGATGCATTTCTGCAACACTGCGGCTGGGGTCTGGATCTGAGGCGGCATAAGGGATTCCCATGAAGTCGGTCCGTCGAGTGCGTCGTGAGATAACGTCCGGGGATGTGGATAAACGGGCTGCGGTTCTCGGAGAGTTGGAGTTGCTGGGTGGGTCCAAGGTTACGGACATCCTGCAATGGGACTCTGCGGGGAACGTGTATTTGACGGCGACCGACCAGTTGCCCGATCATGTGCGCCGGGCCATCAAGAAGGTGAAGGTCACGCCGAACCGGGACGGGCAGAACTCCATCGAAGTGGAGATGCACGACAAGATTGCCGCGCTGCGGTTGCTCGCCAAGCATCACGGTCTGATGGAAACAACGGACGACTCGAACCGCCCGTCCATCATCGGCATCAATCTGCACGGGCCGGGTGCCCCGGTCACGACATACAAGGTCGAAGAGAAGGACGAGGAAGATGCGGGCTAAGGGCGCTACGGCCAAGAAGCGTGATGTCGATCACGAAGCTCTCGGCAGCCTGAACTTCGACTTCTCGCAAAGCCCTACCGTCTGGGATTTCCTGCACGACGACTCCTTCTTTCGAGGACTGATGGGTCCAGTCGGCAGCGGGAAGTCCTACGCTTGTGCGTCGGAAGTGATCCTGCGGGCGATCAAGCAGCCGCCCAGCCCCATCGACAACATCCGGTATTCGCGTTTCGTCGTAGTACGAAACTCCTATCCCGAACTGCGCACGACCACGATCAAGACGTGGACGGAGATCTTCCCCGAGAACGTGTGGGGTCCGATGCGCTGGTCGCCCCCGATCACGCATCATCTGAAGCTTCCCAGCCGCGACGGCATCCCCGGCCTCGACTGCGAAGTGATCTTCCTTGCCCTCGACCAGCCCAAGGACGTGCGCAAGTTGCTGTCGCTGGAACTGACGGGCGCATGGGTCAACGAGGCCCGCGAACTGCCGCTGGCCGTCGTGCAGGGACTGACGCACCGAGTCGGTCGCTTCCCGACCAAGGCGAACGGTGGTGCACCGTGGCGCGGCATCTGGGCCGACACCAACCCGATGGATTCGGACCACTGGTGGCATCGTCTGTCCGAGAAGGAAACCGTTAAGGGCAAATACAAGTGGACGTTCTTCAAGCAGCCGCCCGGCATGATCGAGGCGCTGCCGGATGATGTCGACGCGATCCACGCCGCCGGCAAATACTGGCGCGTGAATCCCGAGGCGGAGAATATCAACAACCTGCCGATGGGCTACTACGACCAGCAGCTTGGCGGTAAGGCGCTGGACTGGATCAAGTGCTACGTCGCGGGCGAGTACGTTTACGTCCAAGAGGGCAAGCCCGTCTGGCCGGAATACTCCGATAGCCAGATGAACGTGGACAAGATCGACTTCCGACCGGATCTTCCGATCCACATCGGTATCGACTTTGGGCTAACCCCGGCAGCCGTCTTTGGGCAGAGGCTGCCTTCGGGGCGCTGGAACATCATCCACGAGATCGTCGCCTTCGACATGGGTCTGGAGCGATTCGGCCACATGCTGCTGGGTGATATCTACCAGCGGTTCCCAAAGGCGCAGATCTTCATCTGGGGCGACCCGGCGGGTCTGGCGCGCGACGGAATCTTCGAGGTCACCGCATTTCAGCACTTGAAGTCGCTGGGGTTGAATGCTCAACCTACACAGAGCAACGACTTCATGGTGCGACGTGAGGCCGGGGCGGCACCGATGCAGAGGCTGATCGATGGTAAGCCCGGTCTATTGGTCGATTCCAGTTGCGTGCGTGTCCGCAAGTCTCTTGGCGGCGGATACCACTTCAAGCGTATCGGCGTTGGTGGCGGCACTGACCGCTTCCGCGATGCTCCTAACAAGAACGAGCATTCCCACGTGGGCGATGCCTACGGCTATCTTATGCTCGGTGGCGGGGAATATCGTGTTCTAACACGAGGCCACGCTGCCCATCACCCTAAGCAAGTGCATGTAGCTCCGCTGGACTTCAATGTCTTTTGAACTTATTGAACGGATGAACAAAGTACTGCCGCCAAAAGCGCGCGCAGTAATCTTTCATTGGGGCCATCTTCACCTGATGGACCTTGATGAAGGTCAGAAGCTTACTATGCAGCACGTGCCCGATTATTCGAAAGTAATACAGCATTACGCGAACGTAGGTCATTCCTGCACCATCTTGGTTGACGGGAAGCCGGGACTGGCGTTCGGCACTATAAACCCATGGCCGAACCTGTGGGAACTCTGGCTGATTGCGGACCAGCCTACCGCGAAGAGCAACCCTGTCGGCCTCACCAAGTATGCGCGCCGCGCCGTTGAGGTCGTCGAAGATATCGTCAAGCCCGTAAGATTGCAGCTTGTGGTGCGCCGTGATAATTTCTCGGCCTGTAAATGGGCGCGCGCCATCGGCTTCGAGGAAGAAGCTACGGTTCGCAAGTATACACCGGATGGACGCGACTGCGTTTTCTTCGTGAGGATACGATAATGGGCGCGATGTTCTCGAAGCCGAAGATGCCTGACACTTCCAAGCAGGAAGCCGTGATGGCGAAGCAGGAAGAGCGTTTGGAGCAGCAGGAGACGGAGAAGACCCGTCAGCTTACTGCTCGTCGTCGCGCCATTGGTCGCGGTGGCATGGCTTCGCTGCTCAGCCCTGATCGTCCGAATGCGGAACAGGGTCTCCAGTCCACGCTCGGGACCGGAATGTAATGGTCGCGAAGAAGTACCAGAATCCCGAAGGCGGCTTGAACGCGGCGGGACGCGCGTACTTCAAGCGCAAAGAGGGCGCGACCCTGAAGGCCCCGGTCAAGGGTGCGCCCAAGGGTCGTGAGGATCTTGGCCGCAAAGCCAGCTTCCTTGCCCGCATGGCTGGCAACCCCGGCCCTGACTACGACGACAAGGGTCGCCCGACCCGCAAACTGTTGTCATTGCGCGCATGGGGCGCAAGCTCTACGGCAGACGCCAAGGCCAAGGCCAAGCGTCTGTCTGCGCGTTTGAAGAACATGAAGGACTGACCATGGCAGAGAGCAAGGTCAACGCCGCCGGGAACTACGACAAGCCGGGTATGCGGAAGATGCTCTTTGAGAAGATCAAGGCATCCAACGTGCAGGGCACGGCTGCCGGGCAGTGGTCGGCTCGCAAAGCCCAGTTGCTTGCCAAGGAATACAAGGCTCGTGGCGGGGGTTATACAAGCTGATGAAAGCCCCGCAGAAGTCCTTGAAGGCGTGGACGGAACAGAACTGGCGCACCAAGTCCGGTAAGCCGTCTTCTGAAACCGGAGAACGATATCTACCGGAAGCGGCTATCAAGTCGCTGTCGCCGCAGGAATATGCCGCCACGACCCGCGCCAAGCGCGAGGGCAAGGCCAAGGGCGAACAGTTCGTCAAGCAGCCGAAGACCATTGCGGACAAGGTCCGTAAGTTTCGTCAGAAGGGGAAGTAAGATGCCGATGAAGTCCGGTTACGGTGACAAGACCATCTCTGCCAACATCCGCAGCGAGATGAAGGCGGGCAAGCCCCAGAAGCAAGCGATTGCTATCGCTCTGTCGAAGGCCGGCAAGGCCCAGAAGCAGAAGAGAAAGAAAGGATCACGTCATGGCGCGCATGAAGGTAGAAGACAACATCAAGCGTTCGACTCTCGCCAATGCGCGCAAGGATGAATGGCGCACGATCTATGAAGAGTGCTACGAGTATGCGCTGCCGCAGCGCAACTTGTACGACGGATACTACGAAGGTGGTACGCCGGGTCAGAAGAAGATGCAGCGAGTCTTCGACTCGACCGCCATCGACTCGACCCAGCGTTTCGCCAACCGTATCCAGTCCGGTCTCTTCCCGCCCTATCGGTCGTGGTGCCGTCTGCAAGCGGGCAACGAGATCCCGCAGGAACGTCGCGCTCAGGTCCAGATCATTCTGGATGCCTACAACGAGCAGATGTTCAACATCATGCGGCAGACCAACTTCGACCTTGCGATGTCGGAGTTCCTGCTGGATCTGGCTGTCGGCACCGCCGTCATGCTCATCCAGCCCGGCGATGAGATGACGCCGATCCGCTTTACGCCCGTGCCGCAGTATCTCGTGGCGCTGGAAGAAGGCCCGCACGGCACGGTGGACAACGTCTACCGCAAGCTGCGCGTGAAGGGCGAAGTCATCGACCGTCAATGGACCGATGCGAAGATCCCGCCGGATCTGGCCGCGCAGATCAAGCGCAAGCCGACCGACGACGTAGAACTCTTGGAAGCCACTGTCTACAACAAGGACATGGGCAAGTACTGCTACCACGTCATCCACGAGAAGACGCGGGCCGAACTTGTCTACCGTACGATGACCGTGAGCCCGTGGATCGTGGCGCGCTACATGAAGGTGGCGGGCGAGGTCTATGGTCGCGGTCCGCTGATCTCGGCCATGCCCGACATCAAGACCCTTAACAAGACGCTGGAGCTTCTGCTGAAGAATGCCAGCCTCGCCATTGCTGGTGTGTACACCGCTGCCGATGACGGCGTGCTGAACCCCCAGACGGTCCGCATCCAGCCGGGTGCGATCATCCCGGTTGCCCGCAACGGTGGCCCGACCGGACCCAGTCTGATGCCGCTGCCCAAGTCGGCAGACTTCAACGTCAGCCAGATCGTGATCCAAGATCTGCGCATGAACGTAAAGAAGGT